TCATCGAATGGTTCATGTCGTTGCCGCCCGAGGCGATGACCTCGCAGGCCACTGCCCTGACGGCAACCGTCACTGGCGCAATGACCGGCGCTTTCGCTGTCTGGCTGGGATCTGAAAAGTGAACACCGTCTGGGTGGTCATACTGGTGACCGCCGTGTCGCCGTTCCAATACAACGTCGCGCCGCTGACTGACGCTGATACTCTTGAGAAATGCCATCAGAGAGCGACCTACATAGAGCATGATATCCAGCGTGGCGACAACCAAGAGATGATGTGCATAAGGGTGGACTACGAATGATACAGGCACTGATACCCGCAATCACAGAGCTTGCCGGCGGGTGGCTCAAAGGCAAGGCAGAAGAGAAGGCGGCGCAGGCCAGGGTCAAGGTCGCCAAGGCAGAGGCCGAGGCAGAGGTGATGCGCGTGGCTGCCACGCACGAGGCCGGCTGGGAGAAGGTCATGGCCGAGGCCAGCAAAGATTCGTGGAAGGATGAAGCCTGGACGATCTTGTTCATCGCGATCATCGCCATGTGCTTCATCCCGCCATTGCAGCCATATGTCGAGCGCGGGTTTGATGCGTTGAGCCGCACACCGGACTGGTTCCAGTGGGCCATGTACGCATCCATAGCTGCGTCATTTGGACTGCGCGGACTGAAAGGACTGAAGAAATGAACAAGGACAAACTGCGCCAAGAGCTTGCAGAGGACGAGGGCTGTAAGTACGAGATCTACCTAGACCATCTGGGCCTGCCCACGTTTGGCATCGGCCACCTGGTGGTGGAGGATGACCCAGAACACGGCCAGCCTGTCGGCACCGCTGTTGATGAGGAGCGGGTGCGGCAGGTGTTCTCGCTGGACATTGCGTCCACGCTGGACGAGTGCCAGGTGCTGTACCCAGACTTCAATGACCTGCCAGAAGAGGCGCAACTGATCATTGCCAACATGATGTTCAACATGGGCAGGCCGCGCTTGTCTAAGTTCAAGGGCATGAAGGCCGGCGTCGATGCCAAGGACTGGAACCGCGCCGCTGACGAGATGGTGGACAGCCGCTGGTACGACCAGGTCACCAACCGCGCCAAGCGCCTGGTTGCGCGTATGCGCGCCATTGAAGACACCGCATAGAAAAGCCCCCGCGCTGGGCGGGGGCAGTGAGGGAGAACGTAAAGTTCACATCAATTCTATGTGACGCTGGTGTATGCGTCTAGCTCTGCCTCTATCAATGATGGCAGTGATGTGGTTTTGCACGGTAGTCTGGGCCTTGCCCATTAACTGCGCCAGCTCGTATGTAGACGGCGTGTAGCCGTACTTGCGCTGGAAACTACCTATAGCTTCATAAACGCTGGTCTGCGCGGCTGTGAGGGGCCTTGGCGCGGTCATCAGTCAATCTCCTTCACGCTGAGTGTTTTGGCGCGCACAGTACGCGCCGGCTTGGCAGGCGTCACCTTCTCAGGCTGTGCCTTGTAGTTGCGGCTGGGCCACTTGACCTCGACCATCTTGTTGCCGACCAGGCCACGCGCCCCTGGCGCTTCGCCGATGGCTTCCATCAGCGTTGTGGTGGCGTCGCTGATGTCCTCCTCGGCATTGGCCTTGCTGCGCTGTGCCAGCAGGAGCTGCTCCAGCGCGATGGCCTCGTCAGTGTCAGGCTCAATGTCGATCATGGGCAGCGACAGATCCACAGAGCTGTACGCAATCCTGGCGTCGCCAGGCGAGTAGGGCGGGTAATAGTCCCGCTCTTTGCGGCGGCGCTCAAAGTCTACGACCGCGTCGCGGATCTGCATCTGCACCACAGGGTCTGGCCTGTAGACGTAGATGTAGAGGTGGATGCTCTGGTACAGCGTGACGATGGCACCCCACTTGGCCTCTGGGTAGCACATGAGCTGCGCTTGGAGCTGCAAGGGGCCGCGATACCAGCGCGGCCGCTCCGATGGCGGGGCTGATGTCAGCTTCGATTCGATGATGCCGATCTTGCCGGCAGTCTCAATCGTGCCGCCCTGCGGCAGGAAGATCTTGCGGTCAGGGTCTGCTTTGATCAGGCCGTTGCCCTTGCCCCTGCCATCCAGCGACGCGGCCAGTGCCAGGTCTTTGTGCTGGTACGGCACAGTGATCTCGGTCTGCACCCCTGTCATGCCGAGGCGCTTGCCGCACTCGCGCAGCAGCATTGGCTCTGCCAGGTTGCCGAGGTACATGGCGTCGTTCTCGACGAAGTCATCGACGTAGGTGCCGGCGTCGCGTTGCAAGAATTCGTCCAGCAGCTCGTTGGGTGTGCCATGCGGTGAGGCGTTCAAAAGCTGCGGGATGCGGGATGCCGACATCTGGTTGTCGGGCGTCAGTTTACCTACCATTGATATCTCCGATCATGTCTTCCAAAAATGATGAAACCTCGGCGCGTGTCATGCGCTTCTGCTTGGGCGCGCCTTCAATCTCATAGGCAAGCCAGACACGAGATTTTTTGCCCAGCCAGGGTGCCATGATGTGATAGGAGGAGCGGCCCCAATAAACATTGAGGTAGTAAGATCCCAGCGTTAGGCCAATGATCTTGCCGCTGTCCTTGCCGCGCCGCACCTTGGCATAGCTCCACAGGACAGTGTCCTTGAACCTGATCTGTGCCACCTGCTTTGTGCGGTAGTAGCGCGGCTTCATCACGAGCTGCCAGTCTGTGCCATGCACCTGGTTTATGTAGTCCAGCTTCTTGGCCAGCTTCTTGCCCACATCAAACTTGGGCTGCCACTTGTGCTTAATTACCACGGTGCTGCCCCCCCAAACTTCGCCATGAGCGCCCAGATGTTGTACTCGGTGGTGAAGAAGTTAGTCCCAAAGAAGATGCCGAGGAAGCCGATGAACAAGCCCCCGACAATGTCGATGATGATGTGACGCATTGATACCTCCTATGCGTTGATCAAGTTACGCACTGAGCTGGCATGCCACTGCCCACCCATTGCGGTAGGGATGCCGGCGCTGTTGAGCGCCGACGCGATAGCGCGCAGGCTCTGGCCTGCATTACGCAATGCTGTGATGATCGGCATCGCCTGCGGCGCGACCTTGGCGGTGGCGTCGCGGCGAATGCCGGCGGTGGCAGCGCCACCCTTGGCGGGGCAGGGAGACCCCAGCTTGACGCCGCGCTGCTTGGCAGCGGCCAGTGCCGCCTTGGTGCGCTCGGAGATCCGGCGACCTTCCCACTCGGCGAACACTGCCGCCATCTGGAGGAAGGTGCGGTCTGCTTCCGGCATGTCAGCGCAGACGATGGGGACGCCGGCCTCAAGCAGGCCGGTGATGAAATGCACGTTACGCGCCAGGCGGTCGATCTTGGCGATCAGCAGGGTCGCGCCAGTCTCCTTGGCCAGCGCGAGCGCCTTGGCCAGCTCTGGGCGGTCTACCTTCTTGCCGCTCTCGACCTCGGTAAAGTCGGCGATGATGTCATAGCCGGCGACAGCGTGGCGCTGGGCATCCAGGCCAAGGCCGGACTGGCCCTGGCGCTGGGTGCTGACGCGGTAGTAGGCGACGTACTGGGTCATGCTGATCTCCCTGTAAGGGCGGGGCCGTTAGGCCACCCACATTGCTTCTTCGTACTCTTCACGCTCGGCGGCGATTACGTCTTGATAAGACATCTGGTTCTCCCAGTAGTTGGCGGCTGCGCGCTCAACCTCTGCTTCCCACTTCGCCTCGGCCTCGGCTTCCTCACGCGCCTCTTCCTCGGTCATGTAGTAAGGATCGTAAGTCGCATGACCCAGCTCAAAGGCTGCACGAGCGTAGACCAGGCACTCGTTGATGTCGTCGCCCTCGACGCGCTCGTCACCTTTGGTCTGGGTGCGGACGGTAGCGACCGGGCCTTCGCCCTCAAAGTCGGTCATCACGCCGATGTTGACGCCGTCAGCGAAAAGATCCCAAGCCGGAAAATTAGGGGCTACGCGCTTGGCAACCATCTGCGGTGCTTGTGTCTGTGTGGTCATCTCTGTCTCCCTGTTTGATATCACTTACATAAGTTATATACACCACCAACCACTATGGTACAAGAGTGGTTGTGTATGTTTTTTGAAAAAAGGTGACCCGATGGCCATCAATCCCAATGTCCACCTACGTTTGCGGCGATCTACACACGACAAACTGAGGGCTGTGCTGGAGCTGTCAGCGCACCGCAGCATGTCGTCACTGGCTGATGAGATCCTGGAGGAGGGGCTGAACCAGCGCCTGGACAAGGTGGCAGAACCGCCGGTGGTGGAAGATCCAGCGGCGCGTGTCCTGTCAGAGCTGGTGAAGCGCAATGGTTAACAGCCGCGCGAAAGGCAGCCAGTTCGAGCGCAGCGTGGCCACATGCCTGCTGGAGGAGCTTGGCCTGGTGTTCAAGCGAGACCTTGAGCAATACAGGCAGGGCGACCGTGGCGACCTGATCTGCCAGGACATGGACTTCCCGTTTGTGATTGAGTGCAAAGCCTACCAGCGCGGCACGGCTGTGAAGCCGGCCTGGTGGGATCAGGTGACGGCAGCAGCCAGAGCTGCCGGCAAGCTGCCCCTGCTGGTTTACAAATACGATAGGGCGCCGTGGCGCTGGCGTATGCCGGCACAGGTGCTGATCGACCTG